ACCCCAAGGGCATTAGATACAGGTCCACCTACAATCCCTCTGGCTTCGACGGCAAAGGGCTCCGTTGCGATATCTTGCGATACGACTGCCGAGTAGTTCCCCTTGCCAAACTTTTTGCGTTGCGGAATCGAACCGCTCTGTCGTGATGAAAACCACCTGTGCTGCCATTACACCAGACGCAATTCAAATTGGTCTGGGTTTGATCCTAGTGAAAGAGACCCAGAACGGATTTGTGATGGGCATTGAATTGCCACCTCGCTCATCCTAACTCTCATCCTCATTTATGGGCGAGGACTTAACCGCCTTTCGGCTCCCAAATTGGCTGGAATGGCAGGATTCGAACCTGCGACCAAGTGATTAACAGTCACCTGCGCTACCGCTGCGCCACATTCCAATAATTATCTCTTCAAAGATACTACATTAAACCGAATTTCTGAGTCGGTTGCTGCCGTCATTAGCCATTGGTCAGGTTGTCTTAGAGCGGTATGATGGCCCAATCGCTCATTAGCCTATGCGTCCATAGGCGGTACCCCGTGTAGTATCTATGAAGAGATAACCGAAGTTATCTTTTCAACCAACGATGTCAAAGAGCGAATCAACTTATATTATCATTATAGTCTTTATGGATAAAAATAGCAAGCAGTTTTTTTCCATAAAAAAAGCGGGACTTTTTGGGTCCCGCTTTGAAGTAGAATTTCTACTTATTAAACGAGACCGAGCCGAGTTGCCTTCCAACCTGCGGCAATAATTGCACGAGTCGGATTTCCTAGGCTATACTTATTTGTTACACGACCCTTAGTATCAACACGCTTGTTAAGATAAATCGAGTAACCTTGATTACGAAGATAATGGACAACACGTCCTGGATTACCGACGCCATAACGTGCAGCAATCTGCTTGGCGGTAAGCTCTTGGCCGCTCTCAAGTGCAGTAAGTACTTTCTGTGTCTTAGTCATATATCACCTTTTCCATTGTTAAAACTATTTATATAAGTTAACCGAGAATATCAACGACACGGCCATCTTTATCTACGGCGCGGACGCGAAAATCAGGATAACGATTTTTAATCTCTTGCATACGGATAAGGATCAACTGAGATTGATTCTCAGTGCTCTGATAGGTTCTCCACATACCAGACTTATCTTGGGCTTGAATATAAACTTCGTTCATTTCCTAACTCCTTAATCAACCTATATTCACATTATACGGTATTACGATTAAAATAGCAAGCGAAATTATACAATAATATCTATCTTATTTCTCAATAGGTTAGCGACCTCTACGCGAACTGCCTTCTTAAAAGCATCATGAGCACGCCTCTTAGATGCGTTATAAAGTTCTCTGGTACGATCTCTAGCAGACAATTTACCCTGCTGCTCTGCATGCCAGATATCATCCTGATGGTCGATCATATTCTCGATCTCATCGAAAAGATCATCTAAGTGTTTGTTGTCATGTATGTTCGGCATACTTAATATCCTTCTCCTTCTCGAGATTATCGACAATCATATATTGTGCATCTTCATGTAACTCTACATAGGCTTCAAGTAATTTTCTTACCTTGTAGAGTCTTTCGGCCACTTCTCTAATCGTTGCTCTAGTAATATCATCATTAGAATCATTTTCTAAATCTGTTAGAGCCGCATCTAGATTATAGTCGGCACCATACTCTATTTGCACCTTATATTCGCCAATATCATCCAGTTTTCCAGGAGGATATAGGATATCTTTTATTTGTTGTAATCTAAGGCCAGCTTCATTATCTGGCAATACTCTTTTGATCTGAATTGGCCACTTCAATTCTGATCTCTCTTGTATATTTCTGATCTAAGCTCAAGGAGAATCTCATGGATATCAATTAAATTTTGATCTGCGTTACCCATGTTGATCACTAACTCATAGTGGTCAATCTCTTTCTGGATAATCTTAAGGATAGATTTGCGTTCTCTAAGGACAGCATCGCTGTCTTTATTGGCAATCTGTTCTACTGTTTTGATAAGTCTACGACCACCATAGGCAATGCCAACTAACAACGCCATATTCATTATCAATAGCCACATATCCATCACTGTCACGAACTTCATAATAAAACATCTCCATTTATTTCTTGCGACCTATATTATACTTAGTAACCAGTTCCCAATCATTCTTTTCTTTATGAGGTAGTATCTTAATCTGATTTAAAGGAGTCTTGGGTTCTTTAAATCTCTCAGGCTCTACGATCTTAATGAGACCCCATTGTTGTAATAGCTCGGCGATCGTATTACGACGACCTTTATCTTCGTCTGAAAAATTAGAAGGTTTCCCATCTAATGCAAATAATTCTTTGAAGTGCACAATAAAATATTTGCCCTGTTTGTGTAAGATATGACAAGATTGATATAATATTTTATCTTTGCGGGAAGCCACACCAATACGTGTGAGAGTTTCTTTAATCTTTAAGAAATCTTCTTCTTCACCTATCTTCACCTCCAAGAGTGTTTCTAAGATGGACATTATTTACCTCATAATGATTATTACTGTTTTTATTTATAATTTTAATCATTTTGCATTCCAAAATGCTAATAACCCTTCATCTTTCAAAACATTCTGATCTAAAAGATTCGCACACTCTATATATCTTAGTGCATCGAAGGTCTCTCTGTCAACAAAAACAGTTCTCCCATCTCTCATCTGTAGATAAACACTATCCTGATCAATAGATTGTGGTGTAATCAAAGTCTTAGGTCTATCAATAATACTGAACAGAGCAGCCAAATCATATGCTTGCTGGCCAAATTCAGCTACTACTTTCTCTTCATCGTTTAATGTCAATATGTTATTCTTGAATGCATTAGTCCCGAAAGCTGAATGGAGCCCACCACCAAAACAGATTGATTTATCCAATCCTTTATTCTCTAAGAGCTGATACACTCTCACTAGATGATCATGAAGTGTGCCATTTTCATGACGATGATTGGTGCCACCATTCTGAAATATAAAAGAACTCAGTTTTTCAAAATCATCAGATCTTGTTTTTCTAGTCTTAAACATAAAAGTTTTTCTAAGATCGTAACACTGCCTAGAGACTCCTCTAGCAGCATGCTGTATCTTAGAATTGAACATTACTGCTCTGTTCTTTTTAGGAATAGAAGAATAGATAATATCTCCATTCTCAGCAAATACTGTCTCACCTGCCCAGTCTAGTTTCCAATTATCATTAAGATAAAGGACGATGGTTATCTCATCATCTCTCTTACTATCTTCATGAAAGTAACCGTCTACGCCATATGTGTGACCATTAACATAACATCTGATCACCTTGTTATTTTTCAGTTCTTCATATGTTGAAGAAACATATTCCCATACCTCTTTAATCTGATCATCAAATTTTGATGAGACATCAGCAAGATTAATCTGGTTGGTGCTAATCCCAATCTGATGATTCCAGTGGCCATGTGGATCGTTTACATTATGGGCTTTCCAGCCATAATACATAGCTGGATTCCAAAATCTCCTGGCTAACTTATCATACATCTCATCTGGTAAAAAGTTTTCTACTGTTCTAATCATGTCGTACCTCTATAAAGTCTTTTCTTCATAATATCAATCTGATCATCAGTCAATAAAGAAGCTACGTTCTTTGCTTTATCATAGCTGTAACCATAATATTCCTGCAATAGTTCTATTGTAGAATCTTTCTTTTCAGATTTCTTATCATGTTTAAAGAATCTCTTTTTCTTAGGAACTGATCCTTTAAGGTAATCATAATGCATCTTATCATCAATACCATAATTGATATTCATCTGATTAGCATATAAGATCGTATCTGCGAAATTTGAAAAATAATTGTTAGTGCGCCAAGCATTATACTTATGCTCGGCCATAGATCCTATCTCTTCATTAGATTTAGTTAAGCTGATGCTGTTCTCATATCGCCAGTCGTATTTGGGTTTTACATATACCTGAACTACGACCTCTTTACGTTCTTCACCAGTAACATCTATGAATTTGCTCATGAAAACTCACATTCCATCAAGACTTCCGTAAGGAAAGCCATCATGTTAATCTCAGGATTCGCAACGAATGCCGCCTGATATTGATACTTAGCTAGGATCAATACGAGCTGTGCTACGCTCTGAGTCGGCATGACATCGGTAGAGACTTCATAGAATTTAGTAAACAGCGTATTCTGATCCATATCTAGATTGTTATGAACCCACTTACGCAACTCTGTAAAGTTTTTATTCTTAACGAGGGAGACCAGTGTGTCAATCTGAACTTCTTTAACATTATTCAAGATGTTCTCATCAATAGCACCAGTAGCAGAATAACGCTGAAGTTCGTTAAGGACTCGACGCCAATCTGGGAAATGATTATTGATTACTTCAGCAACAACAGCTGGTTCGTGCTTTACATTCTCAAACTCTAGGATACCGATAACACGTTTGAAGAATTGCTTAGCGAGTTTCGGCATATCACTCTTGCCGATCTTAAAATCTATGATAGAGCAACGAGAGTGAAGAGGATCAATGATACGATTACGAAAGTTACAAGTAAGAATGAATCCACAGTTCTTGGAGAACTCTTCCA